TTTTTTGTCAATGTTTTTTTGCCTTAAAATAATTTGACACTATGAATGAACGTGTTAAAAATAGTTTTATAATTTACAATCCTAAAACAAGGAGCATTTCCGATGCAAATTTTTGTTAAAAGCAGCAACAAAGAGAATTCATATAGTATAACTGTTTCATCAACCGAGAGCGGTCTGGTGATGACCTGCTCCTGTCCTGCCGGAGAATTAGGCCAGTTTTGCAAGCATAAGGCTGCTGTAGTCTCCAAACACTCCGCAATTCTTTATGACAATAACCAGATTGATACTTTTAATAAAATATCCAGTCTTCTTGATAAAACAAAACTCCCTGCACTGCTCATGCAGATTAAAGATTCGGAAAAAGAACTGGAGGCCATGAAAAAGAACATTAGAAACATGAAAGTACAAATTGCCAGATTAATGAGAGACGGAGCTGACCAATGAAAATTCATCCACATAAAATTGAACGTGACTATAATCTAATTGCAGAGTTCGTTGACGGTTTCGCCTCTGGCTGGAAAATGGCAGTCCCAGAAGCTTTCAAAGAGGCTCTTGATATAAAGTTAGCTGAGAGAGTAATCAAAGAGAAAACAAATGGAGTCACAAAAAAGAGAACAACATTAGTATGGACTCAAGGGCTTCTGTATGATTTTCATGTAGGTGACACCATCTATGATACGAAACTTGGATATGAGAGATGGAGTGAAGCTCTGAAGCATATTAAATTCTATGTTCAGGTTCAATCTGCACGGCCATCTATATTCGTTCAAGCTGAGAAAGAAGATGGCAAAATAGTCAAAAAACAATATGTAGATCATGGGCTCGTACAATTCAGGGTTTATCGGCCAAACGAAGATAAAAGCTCTGTAAGAGAATGTGAAATGCTTGAATGTACTCAAGAGGCGTTTGTCTCACTCCTTCAAACTGGGATAGTCCGCATAAAAGGCAATACAGAGGTTGATTTATTTGCCTGATTTTTCATGAAAGATTTCTCTTTGTGTCAACATTTTTTTCTCTTGATATATGGATGCATAGTAAATACAATATTAAATAATGTAGAATTTGAATTTTAACTGGAAAATAACTTATGCAAGAAAAATCATTAAGCGAGATAGATAACAAAGTTGTAAAAAAATTACTTGAAGACATTCTTGCACTAATAAAAAAACAGGAAAAAAGAAACAGGACTTTTCATACATTGCATATGCTTGTATTCAACGAAATTTTAAAAACAAGCCCTGACTTACATTTAGAAATAACGCAAGCTCTTGAAGAACTTGAACTTACAGCAAGCTCATCTTTATTTGATAAAGAGGCTATTAAAGGGTACATTGAAGCTATGAAGGTTCCTGTCGATGGTTGATTCAAATGTGATTCACTTGTTTCGAGAAGACAAGCATGAAATAGATGATATTGAGAAACGAATCCAAGAAATGGGCAAGGTGCCAGATATGTCAGACGACTCAAAATATATTGATCAGAGGTTTGAAAATGTTGATCTGAAACTGGAAATCCAGGAACAGAAATTTACATCAACATTAGACAGGCTTTGTGATAAAATAGATAACCTTCAGACCACCATCAATGATGTTAAAAATGATTTAAATAATGTCAAAAATGAATTCAAAGAAGATGGCAAAAAGACCAGAACATCTGTTTTTATTACCGTTGTTGCTTCATTGTTTACTCTTTTTGTCGGTTTAGGTGGAATACTTTTCATGATCAACCAGCTACAAAGTTCATGGATACAGGAATATCTCTCTGTTTACTCAAAAGCTTTGGAGGCGTTAATTACTTCTGTGAAATGAAAGCAACCAAGTTGCCCCCCTCCTAACGCCTCACACACACTCCCCTCAATACGGTATCTCAGATCGCTTGACGCTAACTCTTTGTTTATCCTCTGCACTCATTATGTATTTTCTTGCCCAAGAATTGCTGATTGTTTGACACTATATCTTTTACAGGTTCGAAATGGGTAGGGAAAAATGTTGGAGAGTTGAAAAATATATTTACATATAGTACGTGAAATTGTCAGTATGTTGCGATACTTATTTCTAATATTGTCGTTTTAAAAAAAATAATTAAATTTAATTATTTAACTATTGATTAAAATATTAATATGGATTATATTTTTACTGTCTTGTAAAATTAATAATAGAGCAACGGAGGAGACATGTTACGACGACACAGTGAGCAACTATTTCAAAGGCTGGACGAGCTATATGCTAATGGAACTACCTACATAAGCTGGGGAGAATTATATCATTGGTATAACATTAAAAGATTAGCCAAAACTCCTTGGAGAGACATTAAAGGAGGCTGGGAACAGCTATTGGAGGAGAAGGGGGAACAATACTTAGATCCTAATATAGCTCAACTTGAAAGTGGTGTTGCATTTTTTTTTAGTAGAGAGCCTAAAACTTTAAGTGACTTAGCCGAATGACAGATGAGCATCACATTTAGAGGATGAGGTGAAAATTGGGGACAAGTCTATTTATATAGACTAAATATGAATAGACCTGTCCCATTTTTTATGGATATATGTGTTTTGTCACCTGAGTGCAGCCACGAGGGGAATATACCTTGTATGGGTTGAGAATGATATGAAAAAAGAAGCTAAAGATCTTCAGTCACAGAGAAATCATGTTCAAAACCTGCTCTTGAAAGATACAACATAAACTGATGTAATAAATCATCAGAATATGGAGATTTTAGACGCTTTGTTCTACTGATCCCAAAGTCAAAACACCTTTTTGATTGAGTATATGGTTTTTGAGAGATTCCTTTTACACAGTTGTATAAAGATAATTGAGGCTTTATATTTTTTATTACATCTTTGATATCGTTTGAGATGGATAGTTCCTTATTAATACTATCAAACGCATCATAGCATTTTTCAAGTTTAAGGAAGCCCTTTTTTGTTTCTTTATAGTGCTTTTTTAATGAGTCTTGTAAAAATTCTTCGCATGGAATTTTATCTAAATCTAAATCTATTTTACTGCAACCATCTGCGTTAAAAACACATAGGTCCAAATAATTCAGATCTATAGTTACATATGAGGGGAAATATAAAAAATATTCTTGTGTATCATCAAGAAATGCTCGGACTTTTAACTTTTTATATGCTTTTTTTAACTCATCATATTCAGATTTTAATTTATCGTATTCAGATTTTAATTTATCATACTCAGATTTTTCGGTATTATCATCAATAGGAGTATTTTTCTGTAACTCATTTTTTTGTAATGGTACAATCATACCAGCAATTAATTCTGGAGTCCTTTTTCCATTACTCCTTATTGAAAGATTACATGGCTGTACCAACAATATATATCTTTTGTCATTGATCTTAAAAATATCACCATTAGCTAATGGATAGTGAAGCTTGTTGATTAATGCACTACCATAATAAAGTTCATCTTTACGGATTGATTTTATTTCTTTTTTGTTAAATTGAGTTTTAGCACCTGTCTCAATTTTTTCAAATTCTCTAATATTACTAATGTTCGCAGTAAATTTGCTTCTTTGTTTTCCATCAGATATACATTCTTTAAATCTTTTATCTAATAGTATATTCGTAAGCCGGAAAAAGGTATCAATCTCCCACACTCCCTCTTTTTCTGAACTTTTTTGGACAATATGATTAAATATTTCTGGTGACATATCTGATAAATATTTACTTGTATTATCAAAAGATTCTTTAATAATATCAATAGATTTAGTTTTTAAATCTTCAATTGCTGTTACCGTAAGAGCATTACGCATACCCTCAGCAAGCCCGGCCATGCCTTCTTCGGAATGTCTTTTTTTGGAAATGGTATAAAAACGTTTAAACTCTATCCCCCGTTCAGAAATCTCTTTTCTTTTTTTATTTTCGTCTTCAATGGAAAAAGTATGTGAAAAAAGCCCACAGTAAATTTTTTCTGCATGTTCGCCAGTCAAGATATCTTTCGCTAACTCAACGCCATCAAATGTACAGCCCTCAAATTCGATATCAAACAAGCAGAGCATTTTTTTATCATCTGTCAATATTTTCAGTAATTCCGCTTTACGCTCTTGCCATTGATTAGGTGTAAATGCAATCTGTTCAATCATCTCTTTTGGCAGATTCAATGGGAAATTGTAAACAAGTTTAGAATTCTCTATATCGTCAACCTTTCCCTCCTCATTTTTTAATTCTGAAAGATATTTTTTCTTTTTTTCTTCTGTTAAGCTATCCCACAGTGCTTCAATATATTGGTGAAACGGTGCTGTTGGTAAATTCCATTGAATCTGACTCAGTTGTTTCTGTAATTGTTCATTTCTAACAACATAGGCTGCTTTAAGTGCTCCTATAAAATAGCCTTTTTCATGTTCTATATCATTTTTATCATCAATATATACAAGATACTTAATTTTTAAAAGTGTCATAAATCGAGATATCGCATTTAAAGCTACGCTTGTGGAATCCTCTGGCATTTGAATAATCCTATTCCTTGGTCATTTGATAATATTTGAAAAATTAATTAAAAATATATATTTGCGATTATGATGATTGTTTTTTGGATCAACTGTTATCATACATCCAATTGAATCAAGAAGTTGCTGAACTATGAATAATCCTAAACCTCGCCCTAACTCTCTGGGCTTCATAGTGGCAAATGGCTCAAAAAGAGTATTTTCAATCGAATTAGCAATTCCATATCCATTATCGTAGATAGAGACCCATGGTTTCTCAATAATTATGGTTATTCGTGATTCTTCACCAGGTGTGTCCTTCTGCTTGTCTAATAACCAATATTCCGAGTTATTTAAAATATTATCTATAATTTGGGTAAGTTTACCTTTATTAATGTTAATAGCAAAATTGTCAACGGTTTTAATGTCCAGTTTTATACCTGATTTCTCAAATTTTTTCTCGTAGTAGTTTTTTTCTTCGGTAAAATAATTTAAAAGATCAATTTCCTGGTTTTTCTCTCTTTTATATTTCAGAGTAGGATCAACATGTTTTTGTAGAGTCCTTAGCCCTGAGATCGCTGTATTGACATATTCAATCAGGATAAAAGCATCTCTACTTTTAAATGTACCTTTTTGAAGTTTGTTGGAAAAAACAGCTACTCTATCACTTAGGCTATCAGCAACATTATTGAATTCATGACTAATAGATTCTGCAAGCAAACCAATTGCGGCTAAAGAAGAAAAATTTTCCAGTTGTTCTTCTAAAATCTCAATTTTTGGTTTTAAAACATCAATAATCTCTGGTAAAAGCTCTGACGCTTCAATAATTGGTGTCATTTGAATAATAGTATCTTCAATCAATTTGAGTTCATTAAAGATATTTTTAACTTTTTCTGCAACCTGCCGTTCAATATCTGTTGCAAAAATTGGATCGTCTTCTACCTTCATTAAATAACTGGAAGTATCTTGTTTTATTTTTTCAATTGTTTGCTTTGTTTGAGAAAATTGGAATTTTATATTTTTGACAGAATTTGCGGTATTGTTAATGGAATCAAAAGCCTGTGATACCGTTTTGATTTTGTTGTTTGCGGTTACTATCTTCTCAAGATACTCATTGTACTTTCGTCTTATGCTCTCTAAAAATCCAGAGCACTCATTACGAATTAAAAATGACAATTCTAAAAAATTCTTTGAGTATGGAGTTTCAATAAAACCATTTCTATCTGTTTTATCCCTAAGATTCGAATTTACCCCTTCATCAATAGCAAAGTAGCCTATTGTATTATGTGGCCTTAAGCCATAATATGAACCCCCAGAAGTTTGAGCTGCTCCCAATTTCATCCAGTCCAAACCAGAACTAAAACCATATGGTTGTACAGCAAAGCCATTTCTGTAAATTTTTATTCCTACTTGATTTTTAGCGAACTCTTTAAAATTTGATAGGCTATCGAATGCACTATTTTTTTCTTCATGGTATGTTTTAGAGCTAAAGTTGAACTCATCTATTTCTCCAAAAAAATTTCCTGGGTTTGCCTTATGATTACCATCATACTCTAATTTAGAAACCTCTTGATCAAAATCTATTTCCTTTTTAAAACCTAAAAAATAGTTTTGGTTTGGTGTTGCAAAGAATTGGTTCTCATTATTAGATTTATTATAATGTGACAAAAAAAAATCACTGAATTTCTTTCCTTTGTCACCTGCAATAAACCGAATATATGAATCTAAGCTCTTTTTTGTATTGCCAATTAATTTTTCCGGTTTTATTTTGCCCTCAACAATCAATTTATTCCCATCAAAATAAAACTTGAACCTACTTATAGCAAGATCCCGTAAGTTTTCATTTTCTTGGCTTAGATCTATATTGTCAGAATTAATCGTTAAATAAACTTGAAAAGGCTTATTCTCTTGGTAGGGGGATATCATCATACTTAGCTGGGCTTTGAACCGCTCTAAATTACTACTTTTCCAAACATTGGGTTGTTTTAAATTCAGTAAAACTATTTCCGTGCCATTAGGTTCATTGGTTGTCTGTTCTGATACTTGGACAGGTACTTCACTCAACTTTGGACTGCTTTCAAAATCTTTCCAGTTAAAAGAAACTATTACCTTATTTTGGGTTCCTTCTTCGATTGTTTTGATTTCGCAGAATTCTGCCAGTCTTTGGGTGCTCAGTCTTCCTAACCCTTTTTCTCCTAATGGCGTTCTTCCTTTTGGAGTTTTTGCATTTCGGGACTTCATTTCACGTTTTGATGAATAAGAGATCAAAAGCCAAGATTTCACTATGGTCTCTTTGTTCATGCCAAATCCATCATCTTTAATGGTTATAAAACCATTATGATTGGGATATTGAGCTGAGTCGGCATTATAGCTGCCAGATGTATTAAGTTCTATGCTGACCCATGTTGCATCGGCATCGTAAGAATTCTTAACAAGCTCCATCAAGGCAGTGATCTCATCCGGGACAAGCTCTTCTCCCAACTGTCTTACAACATGAGGGTCTATGTCGAATCGATGTCTTTCTTCCATTGAGTTTATCTTTTGAAAATCAATACGTTCTCTTTTCCCATTGTTTTACTAATATTATTTCTGGAGGGCATTCGCTTATTTTGAATTTCTCTTTTTAAATCAACTATTTGCCCGACACCGTAGAATTCTAATAGTTCTTTTAGTATCAAAGTATTGTGTAATTCTTTGCCACCAACATGCCTATTCCCAATTGTAAAAATTAAATAACCATCTTTATTTATTGAGTTTACAATGTTTTTGATAGATTTGTTAAAATCATAAAAGAAATAAAGGACTTTATTAATTTTGCTATGATCATTAGAGTCAAATGAACAATAAAATTGCTTTAATTCATTTGAAATGGAAAATAAGTTTTCTTTAATATCTAATAAGTTTTGATAAGCTTTACCGCCTAAACTCCTCGTATCAATTTCAGCGGTCGTTTTTAGGCAATCGCTATCAATATCAGGATCAATATCTTTCAAATTAATCCACTGCAACGGTAAATAAGAATATTGACCATACGTTACTGTTGTCTTGTTGTCTCCGTATGGTGGCGATGTTAATAGTAAATCAAACTTTTTAAGGCTTCTAATCCTTTTTGCTGAATCACCCAACTTCAGAGTTATATTTTTTATGTACTTATCTTTATGCAACCAACCACAGTCATTCAACATGGTTCTATATTGAGTTATGTCTTTCATATTTCTATTTGAAATTTCAGAGAACATTTTTATGGGAGACATTCTTCTTAATTCAATTTCACTTTTAGGCCTAACATGTAGCTTAAATGTAGATGTTCTATCGTTACTTGAGAGCCTTATGGTTTCAGCAAATGCAACCCATAAAAATTTTCTAAATAACAATTGCTTCTCAGACATAATGCCACGTCTGATTTTTGATAATTCAATTTGAACATCAGATTCAAACCATTTATCCAAATTAGTGAAAGATACTTCAACCTTTTGATTTTTGTCTTCTAAAATTTTATTCAAAACCTCTTTTAATCTACATGTTGAACCTTTAATATAAGGTCCAGTTTTTACTTGGCTAATTAATAGAGATAATGGATTAATATCTTGGCCAAATATATTAAATCCATATTTCATTGAAGTGGCAAAAGAAGTGGCAGAGCCCATATATGGATCTATTATCCAAGGATCACTTGGTAGTAGATTAAGGACAGCCTTTAGTATAGGTTCTTGAACAGATGGTACCATCATTGCTGGATATTGGAACAATCTATGAACATAATCTCTTCTGTTATGGTTGGCACCATTGAGAATGTCAGTGTCAAGATTATTAAAACAATCAATTATTTCCTGTATAACTTGGGCCATTTATAGTACTTTCCAGCGTTTAATGAGAGATTTATTTATTGAAGATATGAGTTATATAACCATAATATAGAACTTTAGCAATTCTAAAAAATACATTGCGTGGAAAAGAGGGGGACAGATTTGTTTTACAGTGCAAGATTGATTTAAAGAGTTATGTTCACCGTTAGTTCTCTTTGATGTAATCGTTTTTTTAAATGCCATATAATAAGCAATACAAATATATTGACAATAAATCAACATAGCTTTATATTTTCTGCATGACTAATAAAACTCACTTTGAATGGGATGAACACAAAGATAAGACCAACCAGGAAAAACATGGCGTCTCATTCGCTTTGGCTCAATCAGCTTTTTTAGACCAGAACCGTATTATCTTGGAGGACTTGAACCATAGTGCCGATGAACAAAGATTTTATTGTCTGGGCAAGATCTCTGACGGGATTTTGACTGTAAGATTTACTTATCGCTCTAATACAATCAGAATCCTCGGTGCTGGATACTGGAGAAAGGGTAAAAAAATCTATGAAAAAGAAAATAGAATACACAGATGAACCTATGGACAACGTGAAGGTGATATCCGATTTCTTGCCATCTCCTGAAGAGTTGGTCTTAAAAGATCAAACTGTGAAGATTACACTCTCATTGAGCAAGTCCAGCGTTGATTTTTTTAAGAAAGAGGCAAAAAAGTATAACACCCAATATCAAAAAATGATCCGTCGCCTTCTGGATGATTATGCAACTCATCAGGCATAAGAGACTTTGAAGCTAATAAGCCTACCCTCTTCAACTCTTTCAACCAGGAAAGAGTCTATGCAGCCTCATTGTTGTTTTATCTGAATCATTTCCACACTCTTTATCTGCATGTTCAGATGCCTGAGCACACACAGATCATTAAGACATTTATGATACCTGACTCTTGCTCCATCATCCCAGGGCTTGGTAGTTATAATTTTGGTTTTCAGGCCACAAATCGGGCAAATAGCTCCTGAGTAAGAAGTATATTCAACCCCTTGTTCAGCTATACTCTGTACTTTTTTTATTACTGCTATCACAGCGCTTGTATGGCCCATATCCCCTCCAATCATTGTCTCAACTCCAGAAATCCCCACCACCTGTGAATGGATTTTCAACAACCTCTTTTTTCCTGACCACAACCTCCTGACTGGCTTCCAGAAGCAGGTTAACCCCACCGCCCGGCCACTCCCAATCCGCTACAATGGAGGCCATGCACTCGCAGTCAAGATAGTGGTTTGCCGCACTGGAACTCTTTTGCATCCACTTTTCAACCCCGCGGTCATCAATCTGCTTCTCTTCTGCCAGGATCTGCTTTGCATAACTCTCATCAGTATCAGCATGAAGGAAAGCGCCACCAGGCAACCCCTCCATTGCCTTTTCCAGACGCATGAAGAACATATCCTTGAGCTTGTCAGTATCAAGCAGAATATTGCGCATACCAGCTCTTAACGGTTTGCCTGATGGAGTTTTGTTCAGAGGGTTTCCAATTCTCATTTTTGACGGCAGAGGGTTGGAAGAGCCCTTAACACCCCAGACCCTGCACCCCATGCCATACCCCATCCGGCTCTGTAGCCACAGATATGTCTCTTCAGTTGAGGATACGTTGGAGGAGTATTTGCCTCCGCCAGTGTCAATTGCCGCTCTCCAGATCCCGGAAATATGGCCACACCCATCAACCGGATATCTTTTTTCAAACAGCAGTTGATCAACATCTGCCCAGGAGTCGAGATACCCGTAATCAACCAGCCAGGATGTGTAATCCTTTGCCCAGGCTCGCACAACAAACCAGAACCCGTGTTTCTGTACATCAATTCCGGCTGTAAGGGCCACTGCTTTTGACGGTACTGTCTGACGGGCAAGAGATGTGCAGCACTGGAGAATATCGCTGTATTCAGCAGTCACAACCACGTTTTTCCACGGTTCAGCAGCATAATTGTTCCGAAAATCCCTCAGTTTGATCCTGTTTTTCTGCCCACGCAGAAAAGCAGCAGCACTTTCCGACAGACTGACAAAGAAAGAGATCCATGCAGGCAAAAGAAAACCCACTTTTTTAGGGGCATATGCCTGCATATATGCCGGAACAGTCAGATTAAACTTGCCTCTGGAACGCCACTCTCCGGCTCTTACTGCCCGATTTCTCACCTCATCATCCCATTTCGCCTGGCAGAACTGACACTCGTACCAGGCAAGCAGCTTTGACTCCACGGTTTCCGGATCTGCCTCTCCACCTTCCGGCCATTTTATCTGCTCAAAGACCATCACCTGATGCTGGCCACAGTGCGGACACTTGGCATAAAAATCAAAGATCACCTGAGCTTCAGTGTTAAGGGCCTGCCAGATTGGCCCTGTTTCCACAGACGGGGTGGAGAGCTTCCAGATTTTAGCCTTTCCACGTCTTCTGTATGTGGTTGTCCTCTTCTCTCCAAGGGAGATCGGGTCAGACTCTGTTTTTGATGCTGCCGAAGGGTATTTGTCTGTCTCATCAAAGACAACATACCGGATAGGGTCAGATGCCAGACTTGTAGCTGAGTGAGCCCACCCGATTGAGATGGATGTGTGCTTTAAAGAGAGTCCAAGGTTTGTCTCATCGTTCACAGCTCCGGTCATCAGCCGCCTGAGCCTCGGGCTCTCTTTGAACATGGGGATCACCCTTGTTCTGAGCTGCTTTTTTGCAGATGATTCATTAGGGTAAACATACCGTACCGGCCCAGGCTCCCGGTCAGTGCGCTTGCCAATGCAGTTATGGACAGCTTCGGATCCTCCTGACTGAACGCATTTGCACAGAATCACTGTCTGCACACACTCGTAATCAGCAGCATCCATGATATCTACCAGGTACGGGGTGACAATGTTCTTCCATGGCCCCTTCATCTCCGATTCTGACACATACCGGTACTTTTCTGCCCAATCGCTGGTTTTCATGGATTTGAGCTTTCTCAATATCCGCTTTTCAGCAAATGAGAGTGAGAATTTCAAAGGTTTGCTGCCCTGTTCCCTGATCAGGTTGACGTAGGCTTTTGGCATCCATGACGGTATTTTTACACTGAGTTGCACTGTTTTAAGCCTCCTCTATCTCAAGATCAGAGCCTGATTCATCCATTGAATAATCAGAATCAGTCTCTGTGATTGAATCATCAGCATCAGGATCAGGGTCAAACATGAAATCAAGAGAAAAGCTGTCAGTGTGAGCCATCTTGTTCATCATGAAATCCAGTTTGCGCTCCACAAAGTTCTTGGCATTATTGATTTTGCGGATATCTCCACCCATCATGTGACAAAGATCAGCCATGATCATGTCCATAAGCTGCCTGAAGTTGATATCAAGCACAGTGAGGATCCCGACCATCCTCATGTCCACCTCATCCTTGAGCACATATTTGCCCTGATCCCGCTCCCTGGAGAACTTGAGCTTTTCTATCTGCTCACGGAGCTTCTGCCTCTCCAGGTCTGCTTTATCTGCCTGGATGTCATTAAGATCATCCAGGTTTGCATTTGCCCGCTCAAGATATGTGGCAGCATAGGCACGAGCTTCTGCCTCTGGCACTGTGCCGTCTTTGTTGACAGCTATCAGCCCCTTGTCTTTATCGCGGTATATTCTGCTTTTGCTCACCTTGAAGCCTGCTTTTTTCAGATGTGAGCAGGCTTCAAGCAGGCTGGAAAAATGATTCATCTTTCCCCCTGCAAAATATTTTTGTTCAAGCCATTCTTTTTTTTTGGATAATGCTTCATTGGCAGAATCATGGTTTTTCTTGTTTGCCTGTGTTGGAGACTCCTGATAAGATCTTAAAGTTTTAAGAGTTGCATTTTTAAATATTTTCAGCTCGACAGATTCTTCTTCAGTAACAACCTTTAAAAGCTCCTCTATTGACTTTGTCATTCATAGCCTCTTAATTAAATTTGCCTTTTTACCCGTATAGTTCTCCCATCTCCGGATAATCACATCACAGTATTCCGGAGTCAGCTCCATTCCATAACAACGTCTGTCCAGGGCCTCACACGCTATCAACGTGCTCCCTGAACCAAGAAAGCAGTCAAACACAACATCACCCACCGCGGAAGAATTCCGTACCGCTCTTTTAACAAGCTCCACAGGTTTCATGGTTGGGTGCTCTTCGGATCTGTTCGGCTTTGGAAAATACCAGACTGTCTCCATCCCCTCATCCTGGTATTCAAGTTTGTAATCAGACACAGATAAAATCACAGAGCCGTCATTTGTGTTAATGTTGACTGTCTTTTTATCTCCATGATCCTCAACAACAATGGATGGAATCTGCTGATACATGACAGAATCCTTGTTGCGTCCTCCATTCCAGAAATGACGCCCCTTTTTATTTCCATACAGAATAGGCTCGTGGCGGTAATGATAATCTCCCCTGGAAAAAACAAACTGCCCCTTCACCCACATCAAACACTGACGAAAAATCAGCCCGTTTGCAGCAAGAGGCTCCCGGAATGGCTTCCACATACTGTCAGCATGACAAATATAAAATGCTCCGCCATCCACCAGGCTTGATGCAATATTCTGATAGACACTGTTCATGAAAGAATAGAAGGCATCAGGAGCCATGGAGTCATTCTTGATTTTTTCTCTATTCTGCTTGTTTCCACCAGAATAGTTGACGTTATATGGAGGATCAGTAAAACACATGCTGCATTGATGGCCATTAAGCAGTACAGAGACATCAGAAGGCTTTGTTGAATCACCGCACATCAGCATGTGTCCCCCAAGCTGATACAGATCACCAGGCAGGACACTGCACTCCTCTTTCACATCAGGAACATCATCCTGATCAGTAAGGCCTGCAGAATCTTCCAGGCCATTAAGCAGGCTGTTTATATCTGCCTCAGAAAAACCTGGAATATCCAGCAGCCCGAAATCATTAATTTTCAGATCCAGCAGCTCTTCAAACAGCAGTTTTTCATCCCAGTTGCTCTCACCCACTTTGTTGTCAGCCATTCTGAATTTTCTGACCTGCTCAGGTGACAGGCTATCAAGCATGACTGTGGGAACATGATCAAGCCCAAGCTTTACAGCAGCCAGGTATCTGCCATGGCCAGCTATAATCGTATGGCTTTTATCCAGGAGGATGGGCACATTAAAACCATACAGGGATATGGACTTTGCAATTTCTTCAACCTGTTTGGACGGATGCTTTTTTGCATTGCCTGAATACGGAGTTATCAACTCAAGCTGGATATTTTTGATTTCAGGTGATGACATCAGGCTTCTCCAAGATATTTCTCAAGTTCCAAAACTCGTTCTAACTCTAAGTCATCACACAAAAAAAATTTTTTGTTTTTGATAATGTCTTTTAAGCAGGCCTTATGATAAACGATACTCGCTCTATAATTTGGATCTCTTTTTTTAAAGATTTCATGATAACTACGACTACTATCATCAAAAGCTGGATTTTCAAGTTGCAATTTTTCGTAAAGATTAGGATTCAATCTCGAGCAAAGACGATTAAACTGACGGCTCAAAGTTTCTATTTTAGAGTAACCAAGCTCTCTGGAAACCCTAGAATAAGATTCCCCTCCAAAAATACGTAGAAAAATAGAATATTTTTTTTCCACTATGACGATTTTCTTTTTTGCTTCATCAGAAGAACCGTACCTGATCTTTATTTTTGTAATATCTTCTTCTTTTAATCTTTGGAATTTATTCACTTGAGATCCTCTGAGCTGTTCTGAATCTTTTTGATCCTTGCGTTCATAGCCTTCAGCATTGTTGTTCTCAGCCCGTGTTTCAGCTCATATTCCAGAGCCTCCCTCAGCACTGTGAGTTGAGTTTCAGCCTTAATTGTTGCAAGTCCATCCTGCACTGATGTGCAGCAGATCCTCTGAGCGGTTGTTAATTGCGGCATCATGTTTTTATCTCCCTGCCAAAAAGTTACCACGATGAATATAGTCATGCGGGTGAGTATCAAGAAACTCCGCCACCTCCCCGTTCCAGAAAACCAGTGAAGAGAGCTGCTGGATCACAGCATCATTGTTGATGTTGTCCTGGAATGCAGGAGCCACAACAATCTTTGTCCTGTTTTTTGTGGCCAGAATTTTCACAGGGTATCTGTCCAGCAGGGCTTTCAGCTCTGCTACAGCTCTGGGGAACCCCGGGATCTCAATCAATTCTGCCTGCTGAGTAACCGGAAGCTGCTGGAGTTCCGGTTTTTCAACATCAACTGAGGGCTCCTGGGGTAGATCGATCGGTTGATTTGCCTTGAGAGAAGCCTTGAATCTGGCATCTCTGAATCTCATCGTGAGCACTGGAGGCAAGCCAGCAAGCACCCACTCAAGCAGATTAACCCCTGCCTTGTATGCATCTCCAGGATCTTTTCCCACTGGAACCGACCATCTCCGCACTTTCTCGAACTCATCTGACCACCATTTGCCTGCTTTTTTACCTGCTTCATCGAAATCCAGAGCGTTGAGGATTCTCAGCGCCCCTTGCAGAACAGGATAGGACTCTCGGCACGGCTTTGTCTGTGCAGATCCCAGAGCCAGCACTCCAACTGCTCCACCTGCAATCCTGGCAAGAAGCATGGCATCAAGCTCTGATTCCACGATCACAAAAGCCCGTCTCTCTCTGAAAATCAGCATGGGAGCCATGCAGGAGCCAGGCAGAACATAATACCTGACATCCTGCGGGCTGTTTATGTCGGCATCTGGCCGTCTTATCCTGATGCGCCGGACAATCTCCATGCCATCACTGTCGGTGCCCAGGTAGGGGATCACCACGCCTCTGGGTATCCAGAGCATCTTTTTACTGCCATTCTCTTTCAGAATGGTGGGTAAGCCCCAGGATTCACGGGGTCTGAAAGCGGAGTTTTTCCCCTTTTCCCCAGGACACCACCCCAGCCTGAATATCTTTACTGCCTCAAGATCAAGCCCTCTTTCTGCCAGAATTTTAAGCTGCTCAGGGTTCTCCAGTAACTGACCATGTGCCCAGGTGACCAGCTTGCCAGCCTTAATCTGCCAGGTCTCGGGAGGCTCTTCATAGTGTGTTGGCTGAAAAGGCTCTTTTGCCCCTGATCCTGAAGTGCCTGCAACAGAAGCAGGAGAGATCAATGCCATACTCTGCTTAGATGTGTAGCCTTCCGGCAGCTCCCGACCCGCAGCCTTGAACGCATCTGGGTAGCTCATGCCATGGAAATCAACATAAAACTGCACCAGATCCCCGGCCTTCTCGCACCCCCTGCACCAATACGACCCGTCAACCCTCAGATCCGGCCAAACATGGAAGCGGTCATTTCCACCACACCCAGGGCAGGCCCCGGTGTATTCCGCCCCCCGTTTCTGACTCACTGATGTTTTTTTCAGCGTGATTCCTTTGTCTGCTGCTGCATCAAGTACGTTCATGTTTGGCTCCTTCTGGTACAAACTCTCACTTTGGAGGGTTTGGAAGATTTTGGAGGGTTACTTATAAACCTTCCAAAGGAATAAACTACTGTTTTCTTTATTTTTTATTTACTCTTTGGAAGATTGGAAGGTTTTTTATATAATTTTCAAAAAATAAAAATAAAAAAAAGATATTAATATATAGTAAAAAAAACCTTCCAACCCTCCAAACTGGCTATCCTACATCTTTTATATTAAAAGATTTCAATAAGTTAACTTTCTGGAAGATTGTCTGGAAGATTGTGGAGGGTTTTACAACCTTCCAGACTCTAAAATCATGGAAACATCTGTGTATTATCCAAAATTCCTACCCCGTAATACTTCATTGACCCCTCTTTACGCTTCTCGAAGCGCTTCCCAAGCCATCCGGAGAAGCTTTTTTGCTTTGGGATCTTGTTTGAGACATTGGTTTTCCACCACTCCTCGAACACCTTATATATAGCTGTTGCCCCCACAGAGTAGTTTTCCCCGACAACGCAGCACTCATCAATAAAATCAGCGATTGTGTCCTCATCACGCTGATACTCGTCCACAGCATCCAAAACAGCAGTCGGCGGCGCCACCCCCATAACCTGCCAGGAGAGGCACCCTCTGACTATCCAGGCAAGGATGCCCGGCAATTCTGCCTCCAGCTTTGCGGATAGATATGGATCTGCACGCCTCTCATATGAGTTTTTCGGCGTCCATGCTTCATCCTCATCTACCGTAGGCCCCACAAAAGATAGCTCAAACGGAAATAAAACCATTCTTGCCCAAAACGCATAATCATCTGCAGGGGCATGGGGTTTATGGTTGGTCAGCAGAAACAGGGTGTGTGACGGCAGGAATTGTACCTCATGCTTATCATGAGGACTTCTGCCCGTGAGTGTGTCATTGCCTGTAATCCATTTTGACCTAGATGGGGAGATCCGGCAGCCATCATCAGTCTCAGATGCGAATGCCATTCTTAATCCCCTGAGAGTCATGATCTCAGGAGTAGGCCCTGAAGAGTTCTGTTTGAACTGATCCAGCAGCATCTCTGAACGAATTGCTCCGGCAAGATGGCCAAAAGCTTTGGAGAGTGTCTCCACTATTATTGACTTTCCGTTTCTCCCCCTGCCCGTCATGACAACCAGGATGCTCTGCACCACTTTTCCTACAGCTGCATAACCACAGACCCGCTGAAAGCAATCTACAATGGGCTGTTTTTCTGAAAAAATCTCCAGGAGACTCTTCTCCCAAAGCGGACAAGGGGCATCAATGCCGTTCCACTCAACCGGAGAGGCCTTCAGGAGATAATCTTTCTGACGACCAGGCTCAAGCTCTCCAGTCCTCAGATCAATTACCCCGTTTTTGCATGCCAGCAACCATGGTTTGGCATCAATCTCATCTCCCTTAATTGCCAGGGCATCGCTGCTTGTGTGTGCGAACCTCAGACACTTGACTCGCCTTGTGTCACTCCTGAGCAGCTTGACACGCTGGTTCAGCTTTGCTCTTGTGCTCTTGAGCTGACCGGCCCTCCCGGATGAGTCCTCCGCTGCTTCAAGTTTTGACATCTCCCTGGAGATCTGGTTAGCCTCGCCCTGGTACACCTGGGCAACTCCCTCCACAGACGCCAGGGCATCACCCATAATATCCATGATCCAGTGGTGGCCATCCCACCTCATCCAGCAGTCAGCAGATTTGTTGAACACGAAATGGCTCCGGTAGAGGCGCTTGAAAAGATTACCGTCCCCGAATTCATTCTCACGCAGGCACTGCAGGATGAACTCGGAGTCCGGAACTCCATCTTTTTCGGCATCGTCTATCTGGCCATTTTCCTCAATTTGCCTGGCCATGACCGCCGATTTGATATCAAGCTCCTCTGGTTGCTGGTTCATATTTCTCTGTAACCCTCTGTAATCAAGGATATTGTTTCCCGCTTCCCTCCCATTTTCAGATTTAAAATCGCGAAAAGATCGAGCCTTGCCCGCCCGTATAGAAGGAGGCCCCAGAAGGACCCGCACTGTTTTGTACAGCACAGGCCAGCAAGGTTTGATCTTTGGCTGGATCTCTTATCCGAGGGGGTGCGGGGGAGGTCAGTTATCATAGACAACCTGGCAATTGAGCACTTCATAGAGCTCAATCAGTGTAAACTCCACCTTCTGCCTGAACTCATCATCATGTTCAGCTCTGATTCCGTCTGGAAAGCAGAAGGGGTTGTTGTCAATAGTCTTGAAAATGATCTTGCTGTAATGCTTCAGGTGATGTCTGGCCATCTCCACCATGGCATACGCCAAAGTATCAAAGCCAGCTACCAGAGTGTAAGCAATGGAGTCCACAATGGATCGGTCAGATACGACGATATCAAAGCGGGAGAGGTACTCAAGCTCAGCTTTGATCTGTGCTGTGAAGATCCACATCTGGCTCTCCAGTGTGGTCTTCTGATTGATGGGGTATGGAGACATTGTTGCTGGCTCCATAAGGATTGTGATTGATTTTTCTGGGCAGGAGAGCTTTAAACTCTCTGCCTGCTTCAGGGCACTGGTTGTCTTGCCTGTACCATGTGTGCCTGAAAATGCGATAATATGGCCCATATTGGCCTCCTCAATTCTTTATATTCAAAAGGTTATTGTTGCGCACCACCGCTAAAACCCCCCTTTGTATAAAAAAACTACGCCGCTATAATCGTTCTGATCAGAATTCTGCCCTCTGATTTCCTTTGTGATAACAGTTTGAACACAACCGTGTTAACAGGACTCCGTTTTTCAACGGTTTTTTAGGGACTGGTTGTAGTCCACAACATATGCAGAGATTTTTAATCTTCTTTTTTTGAGGTTTTTTCCCCTGCTCAAAAACAAAGCCTCCTTGCTTTGCACGGACATAAACAGTGTTGATTCCACAATGAATCTTTTGCGCGATTTCAGGCACGGAAAAGCCTTGATCCAACATCGGTATGATTTTTTCTGCTGTAATATCAGGTCTTGCTACTGGCATCTCAAAATCTCCTTTGTTTTTAATGTGCTATAAAAAAACAGGACTTAAGCTGCTAATCATCCAGCAGCGTCAAATCCTGCATTATGTCCTCAATAGCCAGACGAGCCAGCTCTCTGCGTTTGGCGTTGCTGGCCTCGGGATCTCTCATAGCTGCGGTGTATGCGGCCAGAGACTCGTAATTGTCCAGCAGCTCCTCCTCCAGAGTTGCCTTGTCTGGCGTGCACTCATCCTCATCCGGGATGAGAGTGCATCTAACTATCCTTGCAAGATAATCCACGCCTGAGCGAGCGTGTTCAACCTGCCCGCGCATCATGAGCTTTGTAAGCATATATCCAAGGCGGGTCATTGGGCAGGCTGCGGTTGTGGCGGTGGTACTTGGATCAGCAGACCATTTTTCCACAGCCCTCTCTCCAACATTCCAGATTTTCACAATCTGGCTCTTAGACATGTGGTACATACACCCGGAAAACCACTCCCAGGGGGTAACCGGTGTCGAGGTCGGTTTACGGTTCATTTTCGGTTTTCCTCTTTTCCTTCTGGTTTTGGGATGTTGGCATCAAAAAATAATTCTAACTGGAGAGGAGATGCATATCTCCACCATTCTATGCCTTTTTCTGGAAATATTTTTGAAAGCCTTTCTGCAAAAGGCCATGAAATTTTACGTTTCCCCTTTAGAATCACACAAAGGGTTGGTGGAGGTACTCCTAAAAATCTTGCTTTGTATGCTTGTGATGTTTTCATGCTGTATGAGGTAGCATTAAGCATATGCTAATGTCAATAGATTTTGTATTTTTATATTAAACAAAAACTATTAATATAAGACAAATAACTAATATTATTAGTGATTTTATTGTTTGTCTTTTTCTCCAAAGGGGCTATAATTAGCAATATGGTAATTAGAAAAACATATAACGATCCACTGGCGGCAGCTCTTAATTATTGTCTGTGGCAAACAAAGACAAAACAGCAGGAGCTTGCAATTGCTGTGGGATATAAAAACAGAAATATGATATCTGCTATACTTGCTGAATTATCACCTGGTTCAGAACCCAAGCGGAGAGCTATTGCATCGTTTTTTGGATATACATATGAGGATTTTCTTCAATTAGGGCTGGATATTATCAAAAAAAACAAAATAGATATGGATAGGGAATATCTATTAGAAGCTATGAATGCCAGAGCGGATGCTATTATTTATCAACAGGAAAAAGCAACTTCTACTCTGCCGCCAAAAACGAATATCAGTGAGATTGCTGATACCGCAAGACTCAGACATCAAATTGTTATTGAAGGCTTTGAAGATAAAGAAAGAGCTATTAGACTAAATGAGAAACTTGTTCAGCTTGAAAAAAGAGATCCAGATAAACTTAAAAGTCTTGAAGATATGTTAAATGGATGGCTTGCGATAGCTCCTCCTGAAGCGCCCAAAAAAACGGGAACAACGAACAATCAGGAGAGTTGATCAACTTTGCTCTTGTAAAACCCGAATATAATACCCACCTGGTCAACGCTGAGGGTGTAATTCTTGATACTACGGTCAATAAAGGAAATTCAGTTATAGCTCAAAAGGTTATCGGCACACTTGCCACTTCTTACATTCATCCTGATGATGCAATCCATTTTAGTAAAACATTGGGAAGAGCAATCTATGATGGTAGGATGGAGTGCTGTGAATATAGAATTGCGAATCAGCACTTTAAAGCCAAATTTGAAAAGATAGCTGTGGATAGGGTGAGGATTGTTGAATGGAATATCACTGGGTTGGATGTGGATCGGGTTTGGCAGTTGCCTTGGTGAGGGGAAAAGGAGATTGAAAATGAACACATACACAGCAATAATAAAACAAACTGATAACTGGTGGATTGGCTGGATAGAGGAAGTCCCAGGTGTCAATTGCCAGGAAGAATCATATGAAGCTCTTATAAATTCATTGAAAGAGGTACTGACTGAGGCAATTGACTTTAACCGGCAGGACGCTATCATTGCCGCTGGGGACGATTATCAGGAAGAGTGCATAGCATTATGAAGCGCAAGGAATTCCTGCAATACATTAGAAGTAAGGGTTGCGAACTCTTGAGAGAAGGAGGTAGTCATTCATGGTGGCACCATCCTGAGTCTAAACGAAGGTCTTCTGTTCCGAGGCACGCTGAAATTGATGATCTGTTGACCAAAAAAATTTGTAAAGATTTAGGTATCAGTTGGATACGGTGATTGAGTTTGACCGTTCCCTTGGCAAATAGAGATTTTTATTCTTATATTTTAAGGTTAAAAGCTCTTGACATTAATGATGTTTTTTTGTATGAGAAAAAGACACCACCGCTAAAACTCCATGATAATAAAAAACTCCGCTGAGGCTACTTTAGCCACAGACGGAGTTTTATGTTTATGGGAGTTACTATGGAACAGATTGTTGATATAACAGGACTCGCACAAGTTCTGCACTGCTCTGACCGAACGCTTGAAAAGCAATGGCAGCAGTATCCTCATTTTTTTATAGGGGAGGGCAGGGACTTAAGAGGCGCAAGGTTTGACGTTTGTGATGTTATTGACTTTCTGAAACAAAGGGATTATAGCAATGCCATATCCAGACAAGAAAAAGCGAACTTGGATAGGACAAATAAGAATAAATGGAGTCAAAAGAAAAAAAACCGGATTCCCGACAAAATCGGCAGCAACAGAATGGGAACGGATGACAAGTCAAGAAATATTGTATCCGAGTCAAGATCCGGATGTATTGAAGAGTTCGCACGCCATTTTGGAATATCTTAAATACTGCGACACACGCCAGAAACCTCACACCTGCAAATACAAAACCTTCATTCTCAAGGGGCTTCTTGAACACCGGAACTGTGCTGAAATTCCTATATCTGAAATTACTCAGATTTTCATTGAATCTTATCTTGACCATAGATTTGCATCTGGGGGTGGGAAAACAGCAAACAGAGACATGAGAGAAATAAAAACATGCTGTAACTGGCTTTTGCAGCGTGATTATATAAATACCAATCCTTGCAAAAATATTGTACAGTATAAAGAGGATATGTTTTCAAAATATGTTCCTCCAGCAGAAGATATTCAAGCTGTTCTTGCAGTTTCAAATTCTATGGAAGCAGATATCATAAGAGTGGCATATCACTCTCTTGCAAGATCAGGAGAAATCCGTCAGATGAAATTTTCAGACTGTGATTTTCTAACACGCTCAGTGAAAATTTATACTGCTAAACGTAAAGGAGGATCTCTTGAATATGATACAATATCTATGAACCAATCCCTTTATGAAATACTTGACAGAAGATATCAGCAGCACCTGCCAAAATGTGATTGGATTTTTCCTGGAGAAAATGGCCAACAATTATCCAGGGATAGTATAAATAAGATAATGCCCAGACTCTGCAAAAAGGCGGAGGTAAAAGCTTTTGGATTGCATAGCATCCGGCATCATGTGGCAGCTCTGCTTACTACTCGACTAACGCTCATTGAAATTCAAAAAGTATTGAGGCATAAACGAGCAACAACCACTGATATTTATCTGCGGAGTTTGATAAAGATTGACACAAAAGGGATTCATGTCCTTGATGAACTGGAAAGTCAGTCAGTTTGCAATGGTGATAATATTGTACCCTTTAATAAAATAGTGAACGAAAGATGATATTCAGGGGGCTTTTTTGGGGGGGCTTTTCTTTTTTTTGTTTAATCTGATATTTATTATTAGAATTTTAGATTTAATTATAAAAAGTTGGTCGCTGGAATGAATTATAATTTTCCTATTAAGAGATAAA